CCCCTGATGGAGATTATGCAAGGACACATCCCGGACGAGGAGAGCCCGGACGGTGATTGCTGGGAGACATGGGAAGAACTCAGCGAGGCGGCAGCCGATGAAGTTTACGGTGCCATAGCGCCATAACACGCCGATAAGCGGCGGAGAGAACTGCCCCGACAGGGGCCGGACGGTGAAACCGTCCGCTTGATTGGGCTGGTTAGCCCTAAACAGCCACTATTCCGCGCCATTACAAACGAGGAGAAACCTATCATGACCGGAGCTGAGATCATCGCCGCGGAGCGACAACGGCAAATCGAGGAAGAGGGGTGGTCGCCTGAACACGATGACGAGCACGGGCGCGGACAACTTGCCCGTGCTGCTGAAAACTATGTCCGGTTTGCGGCAGAACCCGATGTCGCACGGGATTACCAGAGAAAAAACGGGCATACCCCTGGTGGGTGGCCGTGGCACTGGAGCTGGTGGAAGCCGAGCCAAGGGAGTACCTCGGCCGACCGTATCCGGGACCTGGCAAAGGCTGGTGCGCTGGTCGCCGCAGAAATTGACCGGCTGCAACGGGGAGAAGAGCGCGGCTTTTTAGTGGCACAGGGCTAACGCTTGAGGTCAAGGGCTCGCGTAGCGAGTCCGCTTGCAGCGATTTGTTAAGCCACCGATGGAGGAACTGATGGAACAAAACCCTTGTGACGCCTGCCGGAATGCGGATTGTGCAAAGCTGATCAACCCCTGTACTGATCGATTGTGGTTTGCTCACACACAACTTCGATGGATACCGGTTTCAGAAATGCTGCCAGTGAGCGGCCGAAAGGTCATCTCTTTTTATCGAAACGATAACGGCAAGCCCCGCCGGATAATGGCGTATCACGCTGACCCGTTTTCCATCGAAAGCGACGATGATGACCAGCATGAAGCGTTCGAGTACAGCGAAGAAAATGATCAATATTATTTGCGCGAAGGATGGTACGAAAACAACGAGTTCGATGATGTCAACTGGTGTGTTTCCGGCTGCATTACGCACTGGATGGAGTTGCCACCGCCGCCCGTTGAGGTGGCTTAACGCTTGAGATCAGCCGCCCGTCTTTTGGGTCGGCTGGAGCGATTGGTTCACTGGCACCGGACCCCGCTTTTTCCCGCTGATACAAACTGGAGGATGTAGTGAGAATATTGGTAGGCTGCGAGGAAAATGGCAAGACGCGGGACGCATTTGCTGCTCTTGGGCATGACGCATGGAGTTGTGATCTTCTGCCGTCGCGCAGGCTAGGTAATCACCTGCAAATGGACATCTTCCGGGCACTAATAAAACACGGGCCGTGGGACGTGGTTATCCTGCACCCTGATTGTACAAAGCTGACCGTTGCTGGAAATCGCTGGTACGGCGAGGGGACGGCGGGCTACCCGTACCGCATTGCGGCGATGGAATGGACGGCGATGCTGTGGAACGTAGCGAAGATGATCGCCCGCGTAGGCGTGGCTCTGGAAAACCCGGTGGGCGTACTCGGCAAGACACCGATGGGGAAGCCGAGCCAGTACATACACCCGTGGCAATTCGGCCACGGCGAGACGAAGAAAACCTGCCTCTGGCTGCACAACCTGCCGCCACTGGCGGCGACGAAGATCGTTGAAGGCCGGGAACAGCGGATTTGGAAAATGCCGCCAAGCGAGGACCGCAAGCGGTTGCGAAGCGAGACTTACGACGGGTGGTCCGAAGCGATGGCCGCGCAATGGGGCAGATACGCCGAGCAGGTAGCGGCTTGATGCCCTTGCGGGGCCTTTAAGCGGGCGGTGCCAGTGAACAATGATTCTACCGCTTAAATGCGGCCTATCTCTCACCCCTGAATAGCCATAACTCCAAGAAAGGAGCGGATCATGAACACGGCACCGTCCGGGCAACCCCCGCATTCGACTGAGCAGCACAAACCGAAGGTGCTGGACCTGATCCGCAACCACTGCCGGGTGAAGCATCTGAGCGACAAGACCGCGGCCACCTATTGCGGGTGGGTGCGGCGCTTCAGTCTGTTTCACCACAAGCGGCCGCTCTCGGCCATGGGGACGCCGGAGATCGAGGAGTTCCTCACCCACCTGGCCACGGGGCACAACGTGGCGGCCTCGACGCAGAATCAGGCCTTCAACGCCCTGCTCTTCCTCTACACCCACGTCATCCCCAAGGATCTGGGCAAGATCGACGCCATCCGCGCCAAGAAGCCGAAGCGGCTGCCGGCGGTCTTCACCCGGGCCGAGGTGGCGGCGGTGCTGGGGAATCTCTTCGGCACCGAGAAGCTGATGGGGCTGCTGCTCTACGGCTGTGGCCTGCGGCTGAACGAGTGCTTGGCGCTGCGGGTGAAAGACATCGATTTCGACCGGCAGACAGTGACGGTGATGGAGGGCAAGGGGAACAAGGACCGGGTGGTGATGCTGCCGCAGTCGGCCGCCGAGCTGCTGCGGGCGCACCTGGCGCGGGTGGCCGAGCTGCACCGGCAGGACGCTGCCAACCATATCGGCGTCTCGCTGCCGGGCGCCCTGGAGAAGAAATATCCCTCGGCGCCGTTTGCCTGGCCGTGGTACTGGGTTTTCCCGGCTCGCAAGGTCTGCACGGACCCGCGCTGGGCGCTGGAGCGGCCGAAGCGGCACCACATCCACGAGACGGTGCTGCAGAAGGCGATGAAGGCGGCGATCGGCAAGGCGCAGGTGGCCAAGCACGCCGGCTGCCACACGCTGCGGCACAGCTTCGCGACGCATCTGCTCGAGGACGGCTACGACATCCGCACGGTGCAGGAGCTGTTGGGGCATGCCGACGTGCGCACTACGATGATTTACACCCACGTGATGGGCAAGGGCTGCAGCGTGAAGAGTCCGGCGGATCGGCTCTGAGTATTTCTTTCGATTCAATGACCAAGGCGGGATTGTAATGACCGACGACTTCCAGCGCGTCAAAAGCGCCCTCTCCATCCACAACGTGATCACCGGCCAGACGGCCCTGGCGATCAACGCCGCCGGCCACCTGGAACACTGCCCCTTCTGCTCACACAAGGACTGCTTTTCCATCCCGAAGGGGAAGGAGTTCTTCAAGTGCCACAGCTGCGATCGCGGCGGCGACGTCTTCACCTTTTTGCAAGAGCTGCACAGCCTGGACCAGGCGGGCGCCCTGAAAATGGCGGCGGAGCTGGCGAACATCGCCCTGGACGAGCGCAAGGAGAAGCGCGGGCCGCGCCTGACGGTGGTGGACAAGATACGCCTTGCGGCCGCCGAGTACTATCACGGCCACATGCTGGAGAACGGCGGCAAGGCGTATTTTCTGGAGAAGCGCGGGCACAGCCTGGAGACGGCGCAGAAGGAGAAGCTGGGCTGGAGCGACGGCCACCTGCTGGACCACCTGCGCACCCAGGGCTTTGAGCAGAAAGACATTCTGGAGAGCGGCCTGGTGCGGGAGAAGGAGATCGAGGGCGGCACGCGCCTGCTCGACTTTTTCGGCAAAGGCCTGGCGATCTTCCCCCACTACGCCGGCGGCCGGGTGCTGCATTTTACCCAGAAGGACGCCCGGGAGGTGCCGAAGGAGGAGAAGCTCAAGTACCAGCTGCCCAACGATAAGCGGGACAAGCGCTGGTCGTTCTACGGGCAGGACGCCCTGGAGCGCTTCGAGGAGATCATCCTCGTCGAGGGGGAGAATGACCGGCTGCAGGTGCTGAACGCCGGCCCCTTCGGCGTGATGGGGATGATCGGCCAGATCAGCGACGATCAGCTCAAGGCGCTCTCCTCCCGCGGCCGGGGCAAGCATCTTTATCTGTGGATGGACAACGACGAGGCGGGCGTCAAGTACATCCGCAAAATCTGCCGCTCGCTGCCGGCGGAGATGGTGGTCAAGGTGATCGCCTACGGCAAGCCGGGGGACGATCCGGATTCATATCTCAAGGCCTTCGAGGGGGACCGCAAGCGCGAGGTGCGCCGGCTGCAGCTGGAGTCGGTGGATTACATCAGCTGGGAGATCGCCCAGGGGGCCAATCTGCCCAACCTCGAGGAGAAGCTGCGCCACCTGCAGGCGCCGGGCAAGGACGAGAAGGGCAACGTCTTCCGGCTGATCGGCCGGCAGCCGGCGATTCAGCAGGACATTTTTAAGGAGAAGCTGCTGGCCCTGGGCTTTAGCGAGAAGGCGGTGGAACAGCAGTTGGATTTCAGCGCCGATCTCTACAAGCAGATCAGCGACCACCTGGGGATGCTGGACAACCCGAAGGACGCCGACCCGATCGTGCTGGGCGAAATCTGCTTCAAGTTCTTCGCCCACCACGGCCGCTTCTATTTCGACCGGGAAAACCGGGTCTGGCTGATTTATCAGAATCGCACCTACGAGGTGGGCAACGATGTGGCCTTCAACTCGCTGATGTTGAAGATGACCCGGATGATCTACAGCAAGGCGCCGGGGGCGCAGGTCTGGGACGCGCTGAAGCATACGGCGTACCTGAACGGCCGGCAGATCAACCTCTGCCAGTGGATCCACACGGACGTGGTGAAGGATACCATCTACCTAAACCTGAACAGCTCGGGCAACATCATCCTGAAGGTCTCGAAGGACCGGGTGGAGGAAATCCAGAACGGGATGAACGACGATCACGTGCTGCTTTCCTCGAGCCACAAGATCCATCCCATGACCTGGCTGCCGGACGTGGACGTCCAGGAGGGAATGCTGGCGCTGAAGACGCTGATCTTCGACAACCTGACGGTGAAGAAGGAGCAGAAGTATTTGATTCTGGCCTGGCTGATCTCGGGCTTTTGTCCGGACATGGCGCCGTACCAGTTCCTGATGAAGTTCGCCGGCTATGCCTCCAGCGGTAAATCGACGGCCTCGAAGCTGATCACGGCCCTGGTGTACGGCAGCGAGCAACTCAGCGACCCGTCGGGGGCGGCGGCGTTTTCCTCGGCGGCGAAGAACCCGATCCTGGTCATCGACAACCTGGAGAACAAAGACCTGACCCGCGGCATGCAGAAGTTCCTGCTGCTGGCGGCGACGCGCGGCCAGAAAGAGAAGCGGGCGGCGGGGACGGATACCGACACGGTGGACGAGAGCCCGCGGGCGCTGATCAACGTGACGGCGATCGAGCCGTTCACGCTTTCGGAGCTGATCAGCCGGACCTTCGAGATCACCTTCGATCGGCGAGTCTTTGGCTCGGACGACTTCCACGAGTCGGAGGTGCTCGAGCAAATCAAGAAAAAGCGGGACCTGATCCTCTCGGCGCTGGTGCGCTTCATCCAGCGGGAGATTCTGCCCCACCTGGACCAGCGCAAGGAGTACATGACCATCCTGAACAAGTCCTTCAAGGGGCATGCGAAGGACCGCACCAACGCCTACCTGGCGCTACTGATGCTGATTCTCTCGAGGATGCTGAAGTACATCCCGCATTATGGCCCGGAGGATCTGCTCTACGGCCTGGAGACGGGGGAGCCGGACATCTACCGAGCCTGGATCGAGGAGCAGAACTCGGCGGCGAAGGAGACGGAGATCGGCAGCAATAACATCCTGCAGCTGCTGGGCGGCCTGATGCGCGAGTATCTGCAGTGGTTCAAGGGGAAGAGCCTGACGGCAGGCCCGGTGACCGGGTATGACGAGCCGATGTTCGTCCTGGAGCATCCGGAGTATGGCCTGACGGTGCTGAAGAGCGCGCCGGGGATCTACTGCTCGGTCTGCTCGCAGCAGGCCGAGGCCTGCGCCTGTGGCGGTGAGCGCTACACGCGGTCGACCATGGAGTTCGAGGCGACCAGCGCGGAGATCGTCGACGCCTTCGACCGCTACGCTAAGCTGACGGGCAAGCGCAATCCCTATGATAGTGCGGCGGTGTTCGGGGCCCGGCTGCGTAATGACCTGGGGCTGCTCAAGAAGGACGGCTGGGAGGTGATCACCAAGGAGGGGATCGAGCCGTACTACCGGCGCGTGCAGGGCAAGCGCTTTCTCAAGTTCCGTTACACGGTGATCCGGTAGCAAGTCTCCAAACCGGTTGCAAGTGGTTGCAAGTCTCCCCTGGAAGGGGAGCATCTGAGGCGAAATTAGAGCCTCAGGCCCTTTTAATAAGCTCTGCCGCGCGCAGGGGGCGCATTTTTCAGAACTTGCAACCTTGCTACTAAATTAAGTTAAATAGTTGATTTTATTATAGTTATGTTGGTTGCAAGTCCGGTTGCAAGTTGGTTGCAAGTTGGTTGCAAGTTGGTTGCAAGTCTCGGCGGGTTTTGGAACTTGCAACCAAGCGCAAAGCCAGCAACCATGCGGGTTTGAGGGGTAAAGTAGCAAGGTTGCAGCTTGAAAAATGGGGGTCATCTTGGTGGAAAAGCTAAATATGCAGTATGAGGCACTGTGCAGGGTTCTTGATCAGATGTCGGGTGGTGCGCCCGTGTTGAAGGTCGATTTATTCTTTATTCACGCACATTTACAGGAATCATGTCAGGTTGAGATGGGGGCCGTTTTAAGAAATAAGGATAGAATCAGGAGGTTTCTTTCCGTGGTGGAGGTGCACCAGGCTGCCGGTGAACTCCTCGGCCCATGGCGGGTGTCTTCGGAGATGGTGATATTTAACCGGATGCGCGCACCGAGATCCGTCCTTTATACCTTTTCTCGGGAAGGTGGTTCGTGAAAAGAGAGTTGTCGGTAGTTCTTTCAAGGGGTAAGTCAGGTCATTCCAGCCCTTGTCCTGTCTGCGTTTGATTCGACCCTGTGCTGGCTGTCGTCGGGTGTTTAAAAACAATGTAAAGAAATCCGACTGGAATTGACGGAATGGTGAGTTACACGTTCTTGCAAAAGGTATAACTGATGGTCGGATGGTGGGCAGGAATTCAGATAGTTGCGGAAGGTGGTCAACGTGAAAGGTATAACTGGAATGGAAAAGGGCGGGATCTGGGCCAGGCCGACCCACCCCCCCCGTCAAAGATTCAGGCAAAAATCCGGATCGCTGCCCCCGGTGCCCGTCTATGATCGCTGCCCTTGTCTAAAACCCTTTTCGAAAAGCGGGGGGGGCGGGGGGAGATGAGTCTCGACAGCCTGTTTTTCGATTGGATGGAGTTCCTGCAGATTCAGAAAGGGCACCGGCCCCGCGGCGTGCTCCAGTATGAGCGAGTGATCCGCTCCTTCTTTCACTGGCTGGAGGGGCAAGGGAAAGAGATCAACCCGGGCCGGGTAACGCGGGAGGTGATCGGCGAGTGGCTGCGGGATCTCTTCTACGAGCAGGGCAACATCTCCAACCGCTCCCGGGCCTCGAAACTCTCGGCTCTGCGCTCCTTCTTCGGTTATCTGAAATATGTCGGCTTGATCGCCGCCGACCCGACCAAGGGCATCCCGTCGCCGAAGATCCAGCCGTCGCTGCCGCAAAAATTCAGCACCGAGGAGCTGCGCATGCTTTTCTCCGCGCCGGCGCGGGACACCACCCAGGGACTTCGCGACCTGGCCATCCTCAAGACGCTCTACGCTTCGGGCCTGCGCGTCAGCGAGCTGGTGAGCCTCGATTGTGCGCACCTGGTCGACACCGGCGGGTACATCCGCCTGCAGGTGATGGACGGCAACGCCAAGGGCGGCAAGGGCCGCACCCTGACCCTGCGTACCAATCCATCAAAGACGCTGCGGGAATGGCTGTTGCTGCGCCGGGAGATGGGCGTCGCCGACGATGCCCTGTTCGTTGCCCTGCGGGCGGGCAGGGGCCGGCGGCTCTCCGAGAGGTCAATCCTCAACGTGATCAAAAAATATGCCGCCACGGTCGGAATCGACAGAGCCGATGCCTTCTGCCACAAAATGCGCTCCACCTTCGCCACCGATCTTTACGACAGCGGCCACGATAAATGCAGCCGCTGCGGACACCCGGTGCAGTACGTCGGCCTGATCGAGTTGGCTGTGCTGATGGGGCACGAGGATGTCAAAACCACCATGGGTTACGTCGCTATTTCCGAGAGGACGCTCCGGAGGACGGCGATTCCCGATAAGCGTTTTAATGAAATCGAACAGGAGGATTGATGACCAGGAGCGACAACGCGGAGGTGGTGGAGCAGCTCTTCGACCGGTTGCATGGCGAATTCGGACGGCTGGCGCCGCAGATCATCCAGGTAATCACCGAGATGGTGGGTCGAACTCGGGTGACCTTTCCAGGCCTCGACGACCTTTACCGGGCCGAGAGGAATAAGCGGATCCGGAAGGAGTTCACCGGCGCGAACTATGAGGAGCTGGCGATCAAGTACCGCCTGCGAGTGCGCCAGGTGCGGCGGGTGATTCGGCATGGGTAACGACTGACTTCAGCCGCGAGCGGAGCGAGTCCGCTGGAAGGATTGTTATGCCAAAAACCAAATGCCCAGGGTCAAAACAAAAGCCCCGGGTTGAATTCCCAGACACCGTGACCAGACGGTTCACTGATGGAGGGCATTCGCATCAAAGCGTTATCCACCACTGCCCCGCTGGATGTGGCCGTGGATGGGGCCGCAATAACCGGGAAAACGGCTGGCCAGATTTGCCAATTCCTGTCCATTTCGTAGAGGCATAATGATTCTACCGCTTAAATGCGGCCTATCCCCGGAGCGTGGAAATGATTTAGTGTCCTCCCCTGCCAGATCATGACCTTGTTTTCTGATAATCAGCCCTCTATGGCGTGGAAAAGCATCCACCCTGGAGGGCTTTTTTCATGGACATTCAGGATAAACAGACCGCCCTGCGGCTGATCCCGTCGCAAAAGGAAGACCTCAAGCGCCGCATCGATGCCGGCGAAAGGGGGCTGGCCGACGAGCTGGAGCATCTTATGTCGCTGGAGGCGCGCCTGCGCACGGCGATCGAGACGGCCGACGAGGACGAGCCCGACCCGGTCATGGAGCGCCTGCGGGTCAAGCGCAGCTACACCATGACGCCGGCCGCCCTGGAGCAGCGTCTGGCCGCCTCCGCAAAATCGACGGGGCCGACCACCGAGGAGGGCAAGGCCCGCTGCAGCGGCAACGCCTGGAAGCACGGGCTGCATGCCAAGAAGCGTCTGCTCGGCCTCGGCAAACCCTGCAAGAGCACCTGCCAGAAATACCCCTGCTCCCTGGTCGATGAGGGCGACGTCTCGCCCGGCGGCAACTGCATCGACAAGGAATACTTCCTCACCACTCTGAACGCCCTCTCCAGCGCCATGCAGGCCGGCGACCTCACCGACCTCAAGCACGTGGTCACCCTGCAGCTCGGCGGGACCCTGCAGGTGATCGACGAGCTGCAGGCCTCGATCCTCGAGTATGGCGTCTATATGAAGTCCGAGAAGATCGACAAGGATGGCAAGGTGACCGGCTACGAAATCAAGCCCAACCCGTCGCTGCTTCCGCTCTCCAACCTGCTTAAGGCCGCCGGCGTCACCATGCCCGACTTCATGGTCACCCCGGCCGCCGTCGAGAAGATCAAGACCGACAAGGAGACCGTCGACACCCTGGCCGACATCTTCCGCGGCGCCGGCAACGCGCTGGCCCAGGCGAAGAAGAAGAAGGCCTGAGCGGATGCTGATGCAGCCCCTGGAATCGTCCGAGGATTTGAAAAAAGGCATCATCGTGCCGGCCGAGATTTTCGACCGCACCCTGCGCGAGCTCGACTGGACCTGGCACCAGGCCGCCCGCGGCGAGCTGCCGCCGCCCTTCACCTCGCTGCAGGAGTTCCAGCTGGCCATCATCTGCGCCGATCCGCTGCTGTGGTGCACGGCTTTTCTGCGCGAGCCGACCGATCCCGACCACAAGGATCCTTACTCCTTCTTCGAATACCAGCTGGAATCGTTGCGCTGCGACACCTCGGTGGTGCACCAGGACGGCGCCGAGGTCGGCAAGACCCGCGAGATCGTCGCCTGGAGCCTGTGGAAGAGCTTCACCTGTCCCAATGGCTCGGGCCTGATCGGCGCGCCGCTGCAGATCCACCTAGACGAGATCATCGACGCCAAGCTCGACCAGCTGCACACCTTCAATCCCAGCCTCGGCAAGAGCCTGGTCAAGCACAAGAAACAACCCTACACCCAATTCACCTACGCCAACCGGTTCAAGGAGGACTTCCGCCCGGCCGGTTTCGACGGCAACGCCTACCGCGGCGTGCATGCCGAGACCTACGGCATTGTCGACGAGGCGGCCAAGAAGAAGAACAAGCCGCAGTGGACCGAGTTCTGGCGCTCTCTCAAGCCGTCGGCCTCGGCCCGCATCTACTCGGTGCCGGACGGCGACCGGGAAAGCGGCTACTACAAGCTGACCATGCGCGCCGGCGGCAAGGCGGCCGACGGGGACAAGGCAATCGTCGGCGACAATTACGCCTGGACGCTCTTCCGCTGGGGCAAGGATCTGATGCCGCCGCCGTTCTGGACTCCGGAGCGCCGGCGCTTCTATATCGACCAGTACGGCGGCGAGGACTCCCCCGGCTTCCGGCACAACGTTCTGGGCGAGCACGGCGACCCGGAGAACACCGTCTTCCCCTGGCACCAGTTCCGCCTCTGCATCAAGGACGTCCCCGAATACCGGGCGCTCAAAGTGCTGGTCGACGCCGCCCGGGACACCGTCACCGTCGAGGGCTACAGCTGCCTCTACGAGTTGGGCGGCGAAGGGCCGATCCCGAAACACCAGATCCTCCTCGAGGAGGTTTTCAGCGCCGCCCAGCTTTTTGCGGTGGACAGCGAAAATAACAGCCAGTTCAAAGCCCTGATCCGTTCCTTCTTCGTGGCGGTACCTGGGGCCAAGCGCGGCGGCGGCGACTTCGGTTTTTCCCAGGACCCGACCGAGATCTACGCCAAGAACATTATCGGCAAGCGCGAGCGGCTCGTTGCCCGGCTGCAGCTCAAGCAAGTCACCTACGACCAGCAATGTCAGGCGATAGACGCCATGGACGATATGTACGGCCCGGCTGAGTCGCTGGTCTGGGGGACGGACTTCGGCAACGCCGGCAGCGCCATCGCTCATGACCTGCAGGGGCTTTCCCAGTACGCGGACAAGAACTATGACGACCGGCTCAAGGGCTTCATGTTCCAGTCGACCACCGACAACGTCGACGACCAGGGCGAGCCGATCACCGACGCCAAGACCGGCAAGCCGGCGAAGATCACTCTGAAGGAGCTGGCCACCGATCTGCTGGTCAAGAAGATGCAGCGCCAACTGCTCGAATACCCGCCGGATCAGGACATCATCCTCGCCTACACCAACCACACCTGCCGCATCGGCGAGCGGCAGCGCATCTACAACAAGGAAAACGACCACCTCATCGATGCCGACCGGGCGCAGCAGCTCGCCGGCGTGCTGGGGAACGACGTGGAGGATCTGTTCGACTGCGGGTAGGGAGATCGTATGAAGGTTGTCAGAATTTATTGGCTCACTATCAAGTACTGGTTGCAGGGTGACCGGTGGAATTTCGCGAAGCAATACGCGCAGGTCATTGTCTGCGGTTTCCGGCGCAGCGCATAAGGAGAAAAAATGAAACTCTTCGGCTTCGACATCCGCCGGGCCAAGGCCGTAGCGGAGGACATCGCCACCCGGCCGCAGTACACGCCGACCGCCGCCCAGGGGCCGCTCACTCCCTGGTTCCAGGATTACCACCTGCGCAAGGTCAGCGGCGATTTCTACGAGGCGCTGCGCGAGGGGATCCCGGTCATCGACTCGGCGATCCGCCGGCTGATCTCCCTCAACGGCACGGTGCGCGTGATCGGCGACAACGCCGCCCTGGTGCGCGAGCTCGAAGATTTCGTGCTCAACGTGCCGGTGAACGATCACCAGAAGGGTATCCACGCCTTTCTCGAATGCTTCTGTAACGAGATGTTCGAGCAGGGCTTTTCCCTGCCCGAGTTCGTGGCCACCGCCGCGATGGACGACATTGCCGAGCTGCGCGTGCCGGACAGCAAGCAGATCCTCTTCCGCCGCAACGCCGCCGGCAAGACCGAGCCGTGGTACCGCCACTTCAGCGGCTTCACCCCGCCGGGCGCCCGCTACAATTCGCCCGGCACACTGGTCGAGCGCATCCTCACTGCCACCTACGGCCAGCCGGTCTACCTCGGCAGCGGCTGGGAGGAGAAGCTCAACCCGGCCAACAAGCTCTATTTCTCCATCAACAACGAGAACACCGACCCCTACGGGGTGTCGATCATGCGCTCGATGGAGTTCTGTGCCAAGCTGCTGATGACCATGCAGAACAGCCTCGGCAACGTCTGGGAGCGATTCGGCGACCCTTCCTATCACGTCAAATACAAGACCAACAAGAAAGACCTCGGCGGCGATGCCCTGGAGACCCGCCGGCAGAAAATCCAGACCGACTTCTCCGCCGCCATCCGCGCCAAGCGAGGGGGGAAATCCGCCGACTTCGTCACGGCGCTCAGCACCGACGCCGAGATGGAGATCAAGGTGATCGGCGCCGAGGGGCAGGTCCTCGAACTGGAAGTCCCCGCCCGCCACGTGCTCGAGCAGATCGTCAGCAAGACCAACCTGCCGGCCTGGATGCTCGGCATCTACTGGAGCACCACCGAGCGCATGGCCACACTGGAGGTGGAAGCCGCCCTGCAGGACGCCAAGGTGCGCCAGTTGGCGATGCTGCCCGAGCTGATCCGCCTCTTCTCGGTTTTCCTGCGGCTGCGCGGGCGCACCTGGAAGAGCGTCACCACCAGCCTCGACAAGCCCGGCGACTGGGGGATCGTCTTCGAGACGCCGAACCTGCGCGACATGGTGGCCCAGGCCCAGGCCCGCTTCCTCAACGCCCAGGCCGACCAGATGCAGAGCACGGCCGGCGAGCGGGAGGCGATCACCGTCAACGCGCCTAAAAAATCCGTAGGGGCGAAGCATGCTTCGCCCGCCTGCGCCTGTGGCTGCAAGGGGGCGGTGCACGGCGCCAAGGAGCTGCACCGCCCCGAGCCGTGGCCGGAGCTGGACGCCGTAGAAACCGGCTACGAGGACCGGCTGAAGTCCGACTGGGAGGATCTGCGCGGCCGCATCTACACCATCGCCAGGCTCACCGATACCGACCTCGCCGCCGGCATGCGCAGCGCCAAGGGGCCGGAAGACGCCTTCACCTTCGCCGTCGAACAGCGCGCCCGGGCGCTCGATGCGCTCAAGGATTTCATCGGCGAGTATGCCACGGCCGCGGAGGGCTCGCCGCTCGTCTGGTACTACGGCCAGGCCTACAGCCTGGGGCTGATCCAGGCGGCGCGGATGGTCGGCGAGGCGCGGCCGATCCTCGACCTGATCAAGAACAAGGAAATCTTCGACGAGCTGGCCAGGAGCGGCTTCGAGCTGGTGAAGAACGGCGCAACGAAAACCATTCAGAACAGAATCCTTGCCGAGATGGAGGCGCACGCCATCGCCGGCAGCAACCCGATGAGCGTCGCCGCCCGGCTGAAGAAGCTCTTCGGCGACCAGAACGCGAGCTGGGAGCGCCTCGCCCGCAGCGAGATGAGCATGGCGGCCGAGCAGGCGAAGGAGGATGAGTGGAAAGAGTGGGGCGTGGAGAAGATGGACTTCGTCCCGGCGCCCGACGCCTGCCCGATCTGTGCGGCGATGGAAGGGGAGTATCCGATCGATCAGTGTCCGCTGCCGGTTCGGGACACGCACCCGCGCTGCCGGTGCAGCCGCCGCCCGGCGGCGTCCGAGGCGTGACCCCCTTGATAAATAGTGTCATCCCCTGCCAGATCATGACCTTGAATTTTGGTAACAACGGCGCAACGACTTGAAAAGCGCTGAAACCGTGGAGGTAGCCATGCCCCCGAAAAAAGGAAGCACCACGAAGATCGGCCAGACGGCCACCGCCCCCGCCGCGAAGGAATTCGCCGGCAGCGGCATCGAGGGGCAGAAGGGCGCCCCCGCCGCCGAGGAGGAAAAACCCGCCTTCGACACGGCCGGGGCCTCGTCCCTGGTGACCATGCGGGGCGGCAAACCCTGCCGGGTCTGGTTCCGCGCCGGCAAGGAAATCGGAGCCGAAGATGCCTGACGCCCTCCGCCAGAAGGTTTTCGGCCTGAAGATGGCCGCCGGCTCCGGCGCCGAAGTCTCGCCGGAGATGCTGGAGAAAATCAACCGCTTCGCCCTGACGCCGCTCACGGCCGAAGATGTCTACGTGCGCAAGCTGCTGTTGGCGCACAACTGCATCGACCGGGACAACGAGCGCTTCCCGGACGAGATGCTCGGCCAGTTCGCCGCGACCATCGTCGGCAAGTCGTTGCTGGTCGGTCACAACCGTAAGGAGACCGGCACCGGCCTCTTCTTCGACGCCTCGACCGAGGCGATGACGCCCGAGCAGTTCACCACGCTCACCAGCGAGAAGTGCCGCCTGCCCGAGGGGATGACCGGCGTCAAGGCGCTGTGGGCCTGGTTCTACACCCTCAAGACGGCGAGCAGCGAGGAATGGCTCAAGTGGATCGACGGCGGCATCACCCGCCACTGCTCGATCGGCTTCGCCGCAGCCGGTCTCAACCCCATCCGCAAGGACCCCAACGGCCCCGCCCTCTACTGGGAGTACACCACCCCGGGCGAGGCCCTCGAAGGATCGCTCGTTTGGCTCGGCGCGCAGCACGGCGCCACCGCCCAGAAGGCCGCTAAGGCATCCCACCAGGACAAAGGAGACAGAGAGATGAAGAAACTGCTGGCACTGCTCGGCGGAATTCTGGGTAAGAGTTTCGCCGACGACACCACCGATGAGCAGGCGGTCGAGGCCGTCAAGGGCGCCATCAAGGCCAAGGAGGACGAGGTCCGCGCCGAGCTCAAGACCGCCGTCGAGGACGGCAAGGCGTTCCGCAAGTCGCTGGTCGACGATGCGGTGAAATTCGGCGCCCTGATCGACGAGGTGCCGACCGACGCCGACGCGCAGAAGAAGGAGGCCGACTTCCTCACCGGCCTGCCGATCGACCGCCTGAAGCTGCTGCGCGACAAGTACGAGACCCGCGCCCGGGAGAAATTCCCCACCCACGCCGTCTTCGCCGGCAAGGATCAGGGCAACCGCGAGAAGCGCGGCGAGCAGGGCAAGGAGAAGACCAAAACGGCCACCGGCAAGAAGGACTTCACCGACCCGGCGCACAACGAGCTGTTCGGCACCGTTGGGCGGTAGATCCGGGCGCAGCATGCTGCGCCCCTACAAGGACCATTCATTCAAACGGAGGATAGAGCCATGAAAAGATTTTCGTTCAACCCCCTGATGTCCCTGGTGACGGTGGCCCTGGTGCTGCTGTGTGCCGGGCTCGCCTGGGCCGGCGTCATCGATCCGGTCGTCGCCGGGCTGCCGCTGTTCGGCCTGGCCGGCGCGATCAAGGTGCGCGACGGGCTGGAGCACATCCGGACCATCAAGTACACCCACAGTTCCGCCACGGTGACGGACACCATCTATTACCTCAACGGCATGATTCTGCTGGCGATGAACTCGGTGGCCGAGAACATCGCGAATGTCTTCGTCTGCTGCGGACTCATCGAGTACACCAAGGTTTCGACCGAGGTCTGGACCGGCGGCCAGAAAATTTACTGGGATCCGGCGGCCGCCAAGTTCACCAACGTGCGCGCCATCGGCTGCATCCTGGCCGGCTACGCCGCCGAGGCCGCCGCCAACCCGACCGCCACCGGCTTTGTCGTCCTGGCGCCGGAGATGCGGGCCGCCTCCGGCCCCAGCCATTCGGTCATCGCCGCCGGGCGTTTCACCACCGCCGGCGGGGATGCCACCGAGACGATCACCGTCACCGGCGCCGTGGCCGGCGACATCGTCGTCGCCACTCTCTCCCAGGTCGGCAGCACCCCGCGGACCATCCTGACGGCGATCACCGGCACCGACGCCATCACCGTCACGATGAGCGGCGACCCGGCCGCCGACCACAAGATCGACTACGCCGTCCTGCGGGCGGTCATCTGATCACGCGGGGCGGCCTGAACCGGCCGCCCCTTCACCATCTACAGGGAGGATCCCGCCATGCCCCACAGAACGCTGAAACTCTTCACCGCCGAGACCTGCACCGCGATGAAGGAAATGGACGTGCAGGAGCGCCGGCAGAAGCTGTGCGGCGTGCTGACCGCCTTCTTCCAGAACAAGATGCCCAACACCCCGCTGGCGGTGGAGATCGCCAAGGAGATGGGCGTCGACCAGGAGCTGGTGACCAAAATGTTCACCTTGCTCGCCGCCAAGGGCGCCACCGGCCCGTCGGATGCGCAGAACGTGATGAACCGCCAGCTGGTCACCGCCGGCGTCTTCTACCCCGGCGTCGTCGATCCGCTGCTCGACTTCGGCTTCGAGGAGCTCTTCGACTTCGTCGACATGCGCAATGCCCAGCAGACCAACTTCGACATCCTGGACGTGACCAACGCCATCACCTTCGCCGAGGTGAAGAGCGGCGAGCGGATGAAGAAGTACGGCATCTCCGACGGCAAGAGCACCGTCGAGAAGATGGTCATCGCCGCCGCCATCGGCATCCTCGACGACTGGATCAACTATAACCAGTACTGGAACCTCAACCAGGCGGCGATCGAGGCGAAGAGCAAGTACTTCGACAAAATGGCCACCGACCACTACGCGGTCATCGCCGCTGCCGCCCAGGCGCAGGCCTTCGCCACCGACGACATCACCACCATCAACAACGCCTGCGCCGACATCCTGGTCGACTGCGCCGCCAAGGGATTCACCCTGACCGGCAACGAGACCTTCGAGCTGCGCGCCAACATCACCCTGAAGCAGCGCATCGAGAAGGCCTTCAGCCTCACCTTCAACAGCCCCAACGAGGACAATAACCAGTTGGTGCACACCCTGCAGCGCAAGTACAGCACCAAGCTGGCGACCACCGAGTACTACGTGGTGCTGCCCCGCCGCAAGCTCAAGCGCGGCATCTGGAGCGATCTGTCCGCCGAGACCGACCGCGACATCCTGATACGCGGCACGGATGTGGCCTACGTCGGCGAGTACAACATGGCCGTCGGCGAGGTGCAGCAGGTCCGCAAGTGCGCCCTGTCGTAACCGGGGCGATAGCCTGAGCACGGGGGAGGAAGCGAACTTCCTCCCCCTTTTCAGACCCTCGACCCGGAGCCCGCCCGCATGCCCAAGATCACCACCACCGACCTCGGAAAAATGGGCTTCAAGCCGGCCATGTTCGACGTGGACGAAACCGGCTGGGGCGAACTCGCCACCGAGATCATCGGCGAGCAGTCGGCCCTGCTGCAGGGGCGCATCGGCGCGGCCCTCTACGCCTCGACCGACGCGGCGATCGCCGCCCTGGTCAAGCGGGCGGAAAAGGCGATCGCCGCCGCCGACCTCTACCAGGTGCGCTTCAACCGCATCGCCGAGACCATCGACAACTCGGACGGCGCCGACGCCACCAAGCTGCGCCGGACGCAGAAGCAGTATGCGGACGAGGCCGAGAAGCTCATCGAGCGCATCCTCTACGGGGCGCAGGCCGCCACCTCGGACGACTTCGCCTTCGGCGCCGCCGTCTCCTCCCATTACGACGACGCGGAGAGTGCCTGATGCTCGCCATCCGCGCCGACATCCAGGGCGACAAGGTGGTGATCCAGGGCCTTTCCTATTTCGCCGGGCGCTTTCCCGCCGCCGTCGAGCGCGGCCTCGGCCGTATCGGCAAGGGCGTGTTCCGGGAGGCGCACGGCTACCTTTCCGGCCCCGGTGCGAAGGCCTCCGGCATCAGCCCGGGCGGCTACCCGGTGCCGGTGCGCACGGGGCATCTGCGGCGGCTGCTCGGCTGGCTCAAACCCGGGCAGAGCAAATCGGCCGAGGGGCTCACCTTCACCGCCGGCAAGATGGAGATCGTCGTTTTTAACAGCGCCGAGTATGCCCGGACGATCCACGAGGGGACGGGTTCCTCTTCGGATTACGGCGAGCGGGCCTTTCTTGTCGACGGCTTCCGCCGCTTCAACGGCAACGGCCGGGCCGCCGAGATTATCGAAGAGGAAGTAGGCAAAGAAATCAGCAAGGGGGGCTTTTGAGTTTGCCGATCGAGACCATCATCATCGCCGTCGCCAACGTCGGAGCGGTTATCTTCCTGGTCAAGCGGGTGGTCGACCGGGTGGACAGACACAGCGACATCCTGCCGCAGGTGGTGGAGTCGCTGCGGACAATTAGTGAATCGCAGAAGACCACCGCCGCCGGGCTCAAGGAGCTGTTTAACAGCCGCAACGAGCATGCCGAGCGGCTCAAGGAGATCGAGACCACCCACAAGATCAACAAGTGCGACGCCGGCGGCCGCCGGGTCTACGATCCGGCGTGCCGGACGGCGGTGGGGGGATGATGGACGCCTGTTTCTGCAACCGCGACCGCCGGCAGCAATGCTGCGTTGCCGAATGTAAGACGCCGAGCTCCGGCGAGAACGGCTGCTATCCCTGCCATTGCTCACGCGGCGCCGAGCGCTGCCTGCACACCGGGCAGCTCAAGGCCGACCGCCAGAAGGGACGCCCATGAAACGCTTCACCACTCCGCCCTCCGGGATCTGCATCCATCACAGCGCCACGCCCGACGGCGACCATCTCGACACGGCGGCGATCCGCCGCTACCACATCCAGGCCAACGGCTGGGACGACATCGGCTATCACGCCCTGGTCGAGCGGGTCGGCGGCGAGGTGCGGGTCATCCCCGGCCGCCCGATGGAGTTCCAGGGCGCCCACTGCCCGGAGCTCAACGCCACGCATCTGGGCCTGTGCATCGTCGGCAATTACGACCTGGCGCCGCCCGACTCCGATCTGCTCGATGCCGCCGCCGCCTGGTGCCGGCAGCAGATGGAGCGCTACGGCATGGCGCTCAAGGACATCGCCTACCACTGCGACTGGTCGAGTAAGACCTGCCCGGGCCGGCAGTTCCCGAAGGGCGGCTTCTTGCTCGCGCTGGCTGGAGAGGAGAGACCCTGATGGACATCACCGGACTCGGCACCGCCATCGTCGGCATCGGCGGCAAGCTCATCGACAAGTTCATCCCCGACCCGGCGCAGAAGGCCGCGGCGCAGCTTGAGCTGATGCAGATGCAGCAGACCGGCGAGCTCAAGCAAATCGAATTGCAGATGAGCGCCATCCTCGCCGAGGCGAACTCAACCGATCCCTGGACCAGCCGGGCGCGGCCGTCGTTCATGTATGTCATGTACTTCATGATTCTGGCCGCTATCCCCATGGGGTTTCTTCACGCGTTTCGCCCCGACCTTGCAATCTCCATTGCCGAGGGGATGAAGGCATGGCTTGCGGCACTCCCGGAAGAACTTTGGTGGCTCTTCGGCGCCGGCTACCTCGGCTACACCGGTGCCCGGACCTTCGACAAAAGGAAAGGCAAGAACTAACCCCGCCCGGCGATCGTCGATCCTGGGCTGAATCCGGAGGCCGCTTTTCATGCCATCTTTCGTCCCCACCCTCGCCGACGTGATCGAAACCCTGGAGGACGATACCGACCTGCAGAGCTTCGCCATCACCAAGTGGGGCAAGGAGATTACCGTCAAGCGGGCCTACAAGCGCCGGGTCGAGATCAAGCTCAGCGAGCTGCCGATCATCCTCGTCACCCGCCCCCGCCGCACCGCCCGCGAAGGCCTGGCCCGCCGCAAGGACTATCAGCACACCGTCCGCCTCTACGCCGGATTCCACCAGACCGACCGCGACAAGGCCAACGATGAACTGATCGAGTTCGAGGAGCTGATCGACGCCGCCCTGATCAAAGACCGCACCCGCAGCAACACCGCCTCCGATACCGAACTGAACGCCGCGGAGAACGACGAGGGGGAGAACCACCCCACCTATTTCTCCGTGCTGGATTACGAAATTCTGAAACGCCACTAGAGGAGACCCGCCATGGCCATCAAGCAGAAACGCAACACCACCGTCTACGCCAAGATCCAGGCCAACAAGGGCGAGGCCGCCGTCATCGCCGCAGCCAATGCCCTGGACCCGGTGGGGGATTCCCCTTTCGTTCAGCCGAAAGGCGAGACGATTGATCGCGGGCTGATTCGCGGCAGCCGCTTCCCCTCAAAAAAGGCGATCGGCGGGCGATGGGGCGAGGGCTCGCTCAACCTGGAGCTGCGCGGCTCGGGCGTGGCCGGCACCGCGCCGGAGTTCGGTCCGCTGATGCTGACGCTGCTTGGCTCCGAACTGACCAACGCCGCCGGCACGGTGGCCGACATCGCGGCCACGACCACCGAATTCGACAGCGCCCTCTCCCTCACCGTCGGCCAGTTGGTGCGCGTCGCCATCGGCACGGGCTACGAGGTGCGGCGGATCGCCACCAAGAGCGGGGGCGGCCCCTACACCTACACCGTGCAGCGGGCCTTCAGCCAGGCACCAGCCGACGCCGCGGTGATCACCGCCGGGGTGACCTACACCCACCTGGGCAGCGAAGCAGAGAAATATTTCACCCTCGATCAGTACCTCGACGGGCTGCGCCTGCTCTGCGTCGATGCGGTCTGCGAGTCGCTCGCCTTCGGCGTGACCGAGCGCGAGGTGATCAAGGGACAGTTCGGCCTGCGCTCGCTCTCCTGCGCCGAATCGGCGGCCGCCGACGCGCTGACCCCGGTCTGGGACGACACCGCGCCGCTGATCGGCACCGAGTGCAACCTGCTGCTGGCCGGGGCCGCCCTGAACATGAAGGGCTTCGAGTTCAGCCTCGCCACCCGCCGGGCCCGGGGCGGCATCAACACCGCCGGGTTCGGCGAAGCGCCCTGGAAGTCGCTGTTCGAGGCGCCCGGCAAATTGACCCCCTGGGTGGAGGATGCCGCGCCGCTCACGGCCTTCTTCGCCGCCACCCTGGCCGATATCGAGATGACCAAGGGGAGTGCAGCTGGTAACATCCTGCACGTGCTCCTCGAGGATATCCAGTACACCGGCGCCGACGTCGGCGACGACGAGGGGGATTTCTCATGGGATCTGCCCTTCGAGATCACCGGCGCGGTGTCGATCGGGCTGTTCTGACCATTTTGCCGGCTCCGGCAAAATGGTAGTGGACACAATATCTAGTGCCCGTCCAGCTGGGTACCGGCACAACATGTAGGGGTTCTCCCATGCGGACATTCTTCAAAGGCCTCTGGCATCTGCTCCGCCGGCCGCGATTCTTCCTCAAGGTCTGGCGCGAGAGCTACCGCAAACTGAAAGCGGACCCTCCTTCGCCAAAGGCTTCGGCGGGCAAGGGGGCCAAGCGTGGCTAAAAACCGCGTCCAGATCATCATCAGTGCCCTCGATAAGGGCGTCACGGCGACGTTCGGCCGGGTCGCCAGCGGCGTCAAGTCGGTCAAGGACTCTGTGTTTTCCCTCAAGGGTCTGCTCGCCGGCGGACTGGGCGCCCTCGGCCTGGGGGTGCTGGGCAAATCCTTCCTCGATGCCTCCCGCACCACCGAGAATTTCCGCATCCGCCTGGGTGTGCTGCTCGGCTCGGTGAAGGAAGGCAACCGCCTCTTTGACGAGATGGCGAAGTATGCCGCCAAGGTCCCCTTCGAGTACGAAGAGATCATGGCCTCGGCGACCCAGCTCGCCGGCATCCTCAAGGGCGGGGTGAAGGAAATCAAGGAGTGGATGCCGCTGATCGGGGATCTGGCCGCCGCGGCCGGCCTCGACATCAAGACCACCACCGAGCAGGTCAGCCGCATGCTCTCGGCTGGCGCGGCCTCGGCCGATCTCTTCCGCGAGCGCGGCATCCTCGCCATGCTCGGCTTCCAGGCGGGGGTCAGCTACAGCGCCGACGAGACCAAGAAAAAACTGATGGAGATGTGGCAGGCGCCGGAGAGCCGCTTCCGGGGCGCCACCGAGAAGCTGGCCCAGGGCTTCGACGGCATCATGTCCATGATCGCCGACAAGTGGTTCGCCTTCCGCAACAAACTGATGGACTCGGGCGCGTTCACCGGCCTGAAGGAAACCTTCAAGGCGATCAACGCGGTCCTCGATAAGGCATTCGACAGCGGCAAGGTGGACGAGTGGGCGGCCAGGATCGGCACGGCGGTGGTCGACGTCGGCCGCTGGATCATCACCACCATCCCCCGGGCGCTGCTGCTGGTGCTCGAAGGGGCGCACCAGGTGGGCAAATCCTTCAACGGCTGGTCGATGCTCTGGAGCGAGCTGCGCATCCAGTTCGCCGGCTTCATGGAATTCCTCTGGTCCAACCTGAACCGGGCGCGGGAGGCGACCACCGGCCTGCTGGAGGCGGCGAACGTCGGCGGCATGTTCGATGAGCAGATCGCCAACAGCAAGCGCATCGGCGAGGAGCAGCGGCTGATCCTCGCCGCCATCGCCGAGGACAAGGCCAAGGCGCTGCGGGACCAGCAGGCGGCCATCAAGAAGCAGGACGAGCAGAACCGGGCGGTCGAGGGGTACAGGAAGCAGATCGGCGAGCTGCAGACGGCGTTCAATGAATTCGTCAAACAGGTCGACGAGCGCATCGCCAAGGAAAAAGAACTCGCCAGCGTCCACACGGCGTCGACGAATCAGCAGATCAGCGACGTCGACCGTTATATTGCCAAGCTCAAGGAAGCCAAGGCCGCCAAGGTGGAACTGATCAGCCTCGACTTCCGCGGCGGCAACTACGGCGGCAGCCTCGACGGCCTGGAATCCGCCGTCCGCCAGGCCGAACGCACGGGAGGGTAAGCGATGAAAACCGAATCCCTGCAGCTCTGGAAACGCTGCGTCGCCTGGCTCATCCGCATGGACGTGCTGGCGCAGGATAAATGGTTCGGCGGTAAGAAAGAGACCATCAGCGCCCATCTCGGCTACATGCAGGCCAGGCATGGCGGCCGCATCCCCTATCGCCGCCGGCCGCTGCAGGCGGCGCTCTCGCGCCTGCTCGACTGGATCGACACGGACCATTGCAAAAACGCCTATCTCAGCCGGCAGGGAGGCTAGATGCTCCCCACCGGGTTTAAAATCGAAATCGAAGACGCCGCCCTCGACTGGCAGGATGTCACCGAGTCCGTCCAGTCCCTCACCGACGGCACCGGCAGCGAGGGGCAGGTGATCCCGACCATCACCCTGGTGTTCGCCGCCGATGTCGACGAGCTGGGCGCCCTGCTCGATCCGGAGGTGAACCGCGACCGCCCCCGCCTGCGGGTGACCGACGGGGCTCTGGTCACCTGGTGGCTGCTCGAAGGCCACGACGGGCAGGTGCGCAAGGGCCTGCGCTATCCGGTGCTGCAGGGCCGCGCCGCCGCTGGCCGCTGCGTCGATTTCCGGCCGCTCTCCTACGAGTGGCCCTTTGATCTGCTGGCCAGCCAGATCGCGCAGCAGGCCTGCGCCCAGGATGTCGCCAACCAGAGCGGCGCCGTGGTGCCGGTGCGCTGGCTGGCCTCCCTCGACCCGACCATCCCCGGCAAGCGCTACCGCGTCGCCAAGAAAAACCGGCTGGAGATTGTCAAGGAGATCGCCGCCGCCTGCGCCGCCTCGGTCCGCGTCTCGGCCGACGGCCAGGCCTTGGAAGTCTACGACCGCCCGGCCCGGGCCTTGACCGCCGCCGCGGTGCTTGATTTTGCCGAGGCGCTGTCTCTGAGCTACCGGATGGAGCGCATCGACGCCCCGGCCAACGCCTGCCGCGTCCAGGGCGAAGTGCCGGACTACACCCGCCCCACCCTGCCGCGCCTGGAGGTGGAGATCATCCCGCCCTACATCGAAGCCAACGGCACGGCGACCGCCATCGCCCGGGCGCGGGTGTTCGACGGCAGCGGCCGGGCCGTGCAGCACCAGTCGGTCACCGACGAGGCGATCGCCGCCGGCAGCTATACCGAGATCCCCGTCAGCGGCTGCTTCGCCGTGCAGGGCGTCTGGGTCAACAGCGGCACGCAGGAGGAGCCGGTCAAGGGCGCCCGCATCGAGCCGACCTCCTTCACCGCCTCCGTCATCACCGTCCCCACGCAGGCCTCGCAACTCTTCATCGTCTCCTATACCCGCGCCGAGTCCGTTTCGTGGAGCCTCGCCGATTATCAGGACCGCATTGACGGCGAGGCGCAAACTTCAACCGGGGCGATCACCGTTTCGACCGCCCAGCCGATCGGCCGGGTGCGCGGGGTGTACCGGGCGAGCGATACCAACCGGACGGGCACCGACTATTTCACCGGCGGCTCGGCGACGCCGAACACCACCGCGATCACCCTCGGCATCTCGCCGGGCGCCGCCGGCACCGCCCTGATTGTCGATTATGATAAATACCACGGCCTGCCGGTCGTGGCGTCGCTGTCGCCGTCCTCCAGCCTCTGCGATGCGGGGGGATTCGCCGAGACGGTCATCGGCGCCGGCGAGACGGTCGGCACCGCCGTCGTCACCGCCGGCGCCCTGGGGCAGGAGGGCAGCGGCGAGCTCGCGCTCATCGGCAGCGCTATCGGCTCGCTCACCGTCACCATCGACCCGGCCGTGCTGCGGGCCCGGGCGGGCGATACGGGCAGCCCCGAGCTGGTGATCGATGAGGCCTGCACGGTCGCCATCGATACCGACTCGGGGCAGAGCCACCGCTATGTGCCCGTCGACCGGAAGGTGCTCGGCGTGCAGTCGGTGGTCATCGACGGCCAGCCGCAGTCGGTCGCCTGGTGGAGCAACCCCGCCGAGGACGACCATCGCATCTACCTCAACGGCGGCGGCTACGGCTCCGCCGGGGCACTGGCCAGCTACACCTCCATCGTCGGCGAGGTGGAGGACGACCAGTCGGCGACGGTCACCGCCGTCGTCCTCGATGCCGCAGGCCTGCCGGTCAGCGACGGCACGCCGGTCAAGTTCGAGCTGCTGGGGCAGACGGCCGGCGCCGAACTGGACGCCTATACGGGCTACACGACGGACGGCGAGTGCGCGGCGACCCTCACCGCCGGCGGCCTCGCCGAATTCATCGTCCGCGTCACCGCCGGCCCGTTCCATTATGACGGGGTTGTCCGGGTGGTCGAAAACCCCAGCGCCGAGGAGGAGGGCGCCGAAACGGGCAGCGGCACCATCATCTGGCCTCGGCGCACCCGCTGCGGCACGAATTTTGTCGCCAACGCCGAGGATAAATGCTGCCGCGAGGTTCTCAAGGATTATGATGGTTTTGACGGGAAGGTTTGTGGCCGTCGGCGACTGATCGGCTGCGAAGGCGAGCCGCTGGCAGGGGTCAAGATAAGCATATGTAACAAAGAAATCTTAGTAGAGACCGACGATGACGGCTGGTTCTCGTTCTGCTGCGGCGAAGAGGGACAGAATACCGGCGTGGCCCTGCTGAATGGCGAGCTGAAAGAAATTTCCTGGACTATCGACCCGGCCGGCAGCGAGACACGAGGCCTCCCCGGACGCTTTTTCACCGAGGGCTGCGCGTCTCCGGAGTCCGACACATGAGCAGCCGCGACATCTCCATCTGCGACCCGGCAAAAGAGCCGCAGGCCACGCCCGAGATCCGCGTCTGCGATGAGGCCAAGAGGCCCCGAGCCACACCCGATATCCGGATCTGCGACGAGGTGGCCGACTGCCCGCCGGACGCGCCCGCATTCGCGTACGAGGTCGACAGCGAAAACAATCAGATGCGGGTCACCTCCGGACAGGCGCCGCTGCGGCGCATTCTCGGCACGCCCTGCGGCACCGGCCAGCCGGGGGACGAGGTCGCGATGAACCAGTGGGTGGGTGTTTCTTGTAAGTGTTCCACCCGCATTCAGGACGCCTGCGGGCGGGCGACGGCCCCGGTCTATGGCGAGCCGACCACGCCGGCGCCCGCCCTCAGCGGCCCGGACGTGCTGGCCGTCGGCGCCGTCTATACGGTCAGCGACGGCAGCCCCGACTTCGGCTGGTTCGTCCCTGCGGCCTTCACCATCAGCGAGGACACCCGCTCGGTCACCATAACCGATCTGCAGGGCTCCTGCGGCGGCACGATCACCGCCACCGACCAATGCGGGAGGTCGGCCTTCAAGGGCGTCACCGTCGGCGGTGTCCTCACCCTCACCGGCACCGACGCCCCCGTGGTCGGCAGCCAGTACAGTGCCAGCGGGGGGAAGGCGCCCTACACCTGGAGCATCTCCTGCGGCGCGATCAGCGATACCGGCCAGGTGACCAGCCTTTCCGGCTGCTGCGGCAGCGGGACTGTGACGGTAACGGATAGCTGCGGGCAGAGCGTGAGTATCGAGGTGCGGTTTCCGACGGGGCAATGGGTGCAGATCCACCAGGATGACGGGGAGTGCGGGAGCTCCGACCCGGCACACGCCAACGAGGGCTGTTGGGACCACTATGCGGCGGGTGTGATAAATAAAGTCTATCACTGCGCGGCGGAAGGGTATCCAACGTGCACCGCAATCACTGGCCAACTGAAAATAGTTACAGTTTATGGATCGGTCAGTCAGGACGGGGTGTATTCCGGCTACAACTATTGGTGGGTGGACGCGACGGGAGAGCCGGCCGACAATTGCGGATGTACTCCGGATGGCACCCGGCGGCTCTTTGCCTGGCATAACACGATTTACGAATGGAGATGCCCATGAGCAACACCGACCGTGGAGAGGGGAAAATCGTCACGGTGACGGCTAAAGCTCCGGATGCGGCTGTTGTCCAAACCGCAGGCCCGCCGGGTGACCGCGGTCTCGGCGACACTGTCGCCCGTCTCACCCACGCCACCGGCCTCGACAAATTGGCGCATTTTTACACACAGGTGACCGGCCGGGACTGCGGCTGCAAGGGGCGGCAAGAGTTGCTGAATCGCCTCATCCCCTACGGGAGGAAATAGATGGATCTGCAATTACAGAGCAGCCAGGTCAAGCAGATCCGCGAGCGGGCCGGCCTGGTCTATATTTTCAGCGCCAGCGGCGTCGACATCTACCGGCAGAGCGACTGGCGGCGTATTGCCTGGGCGGTACTCGCTGGCTGCCGGGGCGGCGCGGTGAGCGACCTCGGCGTCTGGCTCGCCACCGCCTACGGACTCTGGCACCTGCCGCACGGCGTCACCGGCGCCGCGAGCAGCCGGCTCACCCTCACCTACACCGACGCCAGCGCCACCGCCCTGCAGTCGGCCGACGTGCTCGGGATGTGTGCGACCGGCAGCGCGCTTTTGATCGTCACGGCCGCCGGGATCGATTACCTTCCCACCCTTGGCGAGGTCTATCGCTATACGGCGGCAGGCTGCCCCGGCGCCTGCGCCATCGGCGGCGGCCGCATCGCCTACGCCGTCGCCGCCGGGCTGCATCTGCTCGATGCTCCGGCCGCCGACTGGACCGCCGGCGACGCCACAGTGCTGACCGCCGCCGGTTCGCCCGCCATCCTCTCGGATACCGTGCGGGCGCTCGCCTGGGGAACGGATTTGTTTATCGGCACGGCTGCCGGGCTCAACATCTATGACCCGGTCGCTGAAGCACTGGCGGCCATCACCACGGTTCTGGGCACAGTCCTCGACGTGCGGGCGATTTCCCTCACGCCAGGAGCGATCGCCGGCGACGGATCTGTCGCGTTCGGCACCAGCGACGGCCTGGGCGGCGGGCAATTCGGCATCCTGCGATTGGAGTAAATATGGACCTCACCCTCCTCGGAAGCATCGTCAAGAAGATCATCAGCTACGGCGCCAACCTCTATCATTTCACTGACGCTGGTGTGGATGTGCACCGCCAGAGCGACGGCGTGCGCATCGCCTGGGCGGCGTTGGCCGATGTCACGGCGGGCGCCGTCAACGATAACGGGGTGTATCTGGGCACCAGCGCTGCCGGAGTCTACCTGCTGCCACATGCGGCGGTCACCACCGGCGGCGATCAGGCGGGCGCGCTGGTGCAGACCTACACCACCGGCAGCAGCCCCAGCCTGCAGAGCAACCAGGTCAACGGCATGGCCGGACGGGGGACGGCTCTGCTCGTCGGCGACGCCGCAGGGTGCAGCTACCTGCCCACGGCAGGGACAGCGTATCAGTACGCCCACGCTGACGGGGTAGGAGTATGCGCCATCGGAGCCACGGAAATCGCCTACGCGATTGTGACGGGCGGCGGCCGCACGGCCGACCTTCCGGCGGCAAACTGGACGGATTTCGATGCCGGCATAATCGGGCAGCAGTTTCCCGGCGGACTGGGACGAGGGCTGACCTTTTCCGGTGACGGGACCTATATGGGCATTTCCGGCGTGCCGCTGGCAGGCAGCGACGTGCTGACCATCGAGGCATGGGTGTGTCCTATCACATTGACCGGCACGCTGACCATTTTCTGTGACGAGCCAAGTTCGGGTGGGGACATCAGAAACCATCTGCGTCTATCGAACGGCGTCCCGGTCTTCGACAATTATCCACCCTCCGGGGGGGCGCTGTCAGGGCCGTCTGCTCTGCCGGTAAACCAGTGGTCGCACGTGGCGATCATCATCAACGCTCCCAACCGTTGGCTGGTGGTGAACGGCGCAGTGGTCGCCTCGGACTCTGCCGCCGAAATCTACTCGGGTGCAGCTATCGGCCGGGCTACAGTGGGGGACCGCCGGGGGGTCGGCGGGGAATATTTCCAGGGCAGGATATCGGAAATGCGTGTATGGGATATTGCCAGATCTACTACGGATGTCGCGACTGACTACAGGGTGCCATTGGTAGGGGACGAGCCCGGACTCCAGGCGTATTGGCGCATGACGGAATCTGGCGGGACCATGTCCGACAGCACCGGAAACGGGTTCACGGGGGCTGTGACGGGAGCGACCCCCGGCCCGGCAAACCCGTACGTCGTCAGCGACACGATCAGCGACATCGCCTACGGCGCTGACCTGTTCATCGCCACCGACTCCGGGGTCTCGACCTGGGCCGGCGAGACCGGAACCAACATCACCACGCCCCTCGGGACCGTGCTCGATGTCAAATCGATCCATCCGATCAGCACCGCCACCAAAAACAGCGGCCTGCTCGCCTACGGCACCAGCGACGGTCTGGGCGGCGGGCAGTTCGGCGTGCTCGACCTCGCGGAGGCATAGATGGAGCCCATTGCCGGCGACACCACAGCGGTCTGGATCTCCGACGGCGGCAACACGGTTGCCTACAACGACGTGCTGCTGCTCCTTGGCGGAGCGACACTCATCTACTCCGCCCCCGGCGACACCCTCGCCTGCTGGCTCGACGCCGAGCTGCAGGCGGCGATTCGCGGCGGCGTCCTCGAGGAGTACTCCCGCATCACCGCGCTCTCGCCGCCGCCGGAGGCCAGAGAGGTGCGCCGCGACTGGGGCCTCTACGCCGAGATCACCGACAGCCTGGGCGGCATCGAAACGGGAACCGTCACCTGCAAAATCGACGGCCAGACGGTCGCCGCCACCGTCACCGCCATCACGGACGGCTACCGGGTGGAGTACACCCCGCCGGCCCTGGCCGCCTACCGCGAGCAGATTCGCGTCGTTCTCGCCGCCGTCGATGCCGACGGCTACATGATCAGTCGCGCCTGGTCGTTTTCCACCGAGGCCGCCCCGGCCGCCACGGTCACCGACGCGCCGCCGCCGAACGTCGTCTGCATCCGCGACATCGGCCTCACCGCCGCCGAGGCCGACGAGACGATCGAGGCCGTCCCCGTCACCTGGCTGGAAGACCTCACCAGCCCCCTCTACATCACCGAGGCGCAGGCCCGGGAGGTCGGCCGGGTCGCCATCGACGAGCGCACCTACCACCGGCACGTCCGCAGCGTCGCCGTCCTCGCCAGCGATGCCGCAGGCCTCCCCCTGGCCGGTCTGCAGCAGGGCTCAATCATCACCCTGACCTGCCCCGCCATCGGCATGGCCGCGAAAAAATGCGAGATCCTCGCCGCCCAGCGCCAGGCCGAGCGCGCCGGCGAAGAGGACATGACATACACCCTCACCATCGCCTACTACGAGGCCGTCTGATGAGCCTGGAATCCCTGAAGAACCGCCTGAACGTCGACCAGCGCAACATCCTGGTCGGCACCGTCATCGAGGACAAGCAGTCCACCGTCCGCGTCCGCACCGCCAGAGGCGAAATCCGCGAGGCCGCCAAGCCGGACGGCGCCAGCTACGCCAGCGGCCAGCGCCTGGAGCTGCGCACCGACGGCCGCACCGTCACCGTCCAGGGCGTGGCGCAGCTGGCCGAGCTCGGCGGGGAGGTGGTGTTCGTGGTGTAGAACTCCATTGACAGCCGGGCGGCGATAGGGTAAATACAGAGGCGCTACAGCGGGTTTCCGGCCTCCGCGCCGGGGGCATGTAGCGAAAAAAGCCGGAATCGATTGCAATATCATCCGGTTGCAGGATAATTGCACGCCACCCTAGCTCAGCTGGTAGAGCAACTGATTCGTAATCAGTAGGTCGTCGGTTCGAATCCGATGGGTGGCTCCACTTGTAAAAAACGGGGGCCGGCACATTGTGTCGGCCCCCGTTTTTTACTCAGCTTTTGCCTTGACAAACTTTAATGATTTTGATTAAAGTTATCCCGCTTTAATATTTCCCACAAACAGGAGGAGAAGAATCATGAAGAAACTGCTCGTTGCTGCAATGCTCGTCGCCTTCGCCGCCTCGACCGCCATGGCCGCCGACACGGTCACGCTCGAAGCCAAAAACGGAAACGTCACCTTCAACCACAAGAAACACAGCGAGTCGATGGAGTGCAAGATCTGCCACGGCGAAGGCACCCCTGGCAAGCTTGAGCTCGACAAAGACAAGGCCCACGCCCTCTGCAAGGACTGCCACACCACCAAAGCCGCCGGCCCGACCAAGTGCGGCGACTGCCACAAAAAGTAATCGTCTGCTTTTCCCTTCCTTAAAAGGCCCCGTTCGGGGCCTTTTTCTATTTTTAACCGTCTTTGTAAAAAAACCGGGAGCCTGCGTTCCCGCAGGCCCCCGGTTCCATGACGAGGAAACGTTATCAGCCGCCTCTCCCCTCAGGGAACGCCGGCACTGGTCGTATAGCTGAATCCTTCCTTGTAAAAAGCGACAGAATCTCTCTGCTCCGTTGCACAGCGCAGCCAGAAGGCAGCCTGTTCATAGTCGCGCGGCACACCCTGTCCGGTCTCATACATCAGCGCCAGGCGGCGCTGGGCCTCAACCTCCCCTTGACCTGCCGCAAGACGCAGCCACGGCAACGCTTCAGCATATTCCTGGCGGTCAAGGAAGTATTCGCCGAGCAGGACCTGCGCCTCAA